TGCATTTCTTTGGCAAAGATAGCCCCATCTACCGTCTGTCTGCATAAACCTTCCCAAACCACGTTGTAGGCTTGTGGATCACGGTGTTTAAGCGCATCCTTCTCAAGTTTCAGCGTTTCGGGAAACCACGGGTTGTCTGACCAATTGACCTTTTGAACAATGCAGTTCTCAGGCGGGTTAAGCACAAACCTTTGGTAAGTCTCATCAGTTTCCAACTCGGGGTTGAACGTAATCCATATTTCTGAGTTTTCTTTGCGGATAGTAGGAATTAGCACGTTCCACGACATACGGCTGGTTGTTTGGGCTTCCTCAACCCAGCACACATCTACGCCTTCGTAAGACTTGACATTAGCAACATTGTTCTTCAGGCCGACAAAGCTAAACTCTGTGCCGTTCTTTGCCCTAATTGAAGCCTGGGTGATCTCATAGAACCCAAGCAGCCCTAATGCCTCAATCTGATCGCACAGCAGCTTGTGGACTGAATCTTTGATGGATGTTTGGAATTCACGGGCGCAAAGCACTCTAATCGGGGCTTGAGCGCCTTTAATCAATAACGCCCTAGCAACCCCCCATGACTTAGCCCCGCCTCGTCCACCGTACAGGACTTTATAACGTGAGGGCTTAAACAGACATTGCAGCTTTAACGGGAATTCCGCTTTGGCAATGGATTGGGCTACTTCACTCACTTGGCTTCACAAATGACACTTGGATGCCTGACAACAACGGTGCGCCATCAGCGCCTGTGATTTCTTGTTTCACTTGCTCACGGTACTTTTTGGGAAATCGTGCAGCCATTGACCTTGACCAAATCGTTGCATTCAGTCTCGGCCCATCCTTAGTCTCAACCATGTAAGAATCGGCTTGATCTTCCCACCACGCTTGCTCATGTTCCTTGGCTTCCTCCATGGCGTGCAAAAATTCGGGGTGATCATCACGCCATTGGTACATTGTCCTAAGTGAAAACCCTAGTCTTGAGGCGATCTGTTCCACGCTCTTTCCCACCTTGCCCAAGGCTATGACTTCCTCACAATATTTAGGATCGTAAAGGGACGGTCTACCAACGGGGCGCTTTTCTTCGGTCATGTTTATACGTCTGTCACTTCTGTAGGTTCAGCTTGCTTATCCAGTTCAGCCAACCAGTAATTGCAGTCTTGTAATGCACCATTGATCATGTGCAGTTGGACTTCAAGTTGTTTACCCTGAGTCATCAGGTTTTCAATTTGCTTGTTGATTGCTTCTTTGTTCATGTTAACAGTTCCAGTTCTTTAATGATGCTTTAGCCCGTTCAGCAGGGCCTTTTGAGTTCTTTACAACGCCTTCCATTCTGGCGCAGAAACTTGCCTTGCGTCCTTCGTCCTTTTTGGTCTTGGGGTTTGGGGCGGGCGGCTTTAGGTTAGCGTTGTTTTTTGCGTTGTACTCAGCACGGCCTTTAGCGGTCATTCCCGCACCTTTATCTGTGGGGTTGTAGGTTTTACCCTTCCCGACAGTTTTATGCTCTATGGGCTTGTCGTGCTTTTTTGTAGCCATGATTATTTCTTTGCCGTTTTAGCAGATTGTTTGAAAGCAGCAGTTGTTGGTGCGCCCTTTGAGCCAGGCGTTCTCATACGCTCTACGGGTTTGCCCTCGGCTTTTTGACGCTCGATACGTTCTTGCTTTTTGTGGATGTTGGCATACAAGCCAGGTTTACTTGCCATGATCATTCCTCCATTACAAAACAAACATCTTGCCAACTCATCTTGAGTAAGCGCTCGTCATTGTGCTTGATTTCTTCAAACTTTAGGTATTCGTCTTTGTATTCTTTGGCAAATGTGCCAAAAGTAATACGGTCACCAACATTTAAACCCTCGGCTTGGGCATCAGGGCCAACCGCAACCACAGTTCCACGGCTATCAACTTCTGCGGATTGGATATAGAGGGTGTCGCTCACAAGGCGCTTTTCGGGGCGCACAAGTATTTTGTCTCTCAAGGGTTGCAAGTTCATTTTGCATCCTTTGCGGGGCGACCACGTTTCTTAGGAGAAAAAGCACCCGCCTCTAGGACGGGTGTAACATCCTCCTCAGGGACGATGGCAACTAACTCAAATTCACCGCACCACTCTGTGTAGTGTCGGTTTTGGAAAGTGGGGTAGCGTCTGCATTGCCCCATTTGACCTATGTCATTGAAGTAAACACAAGCCTTACAATTCAGACCAGACATTTCAAATCCTTATCATTTGTGATGTTTAGAAGCCCACTCAGTCGTGCATGACTGTTTGGGTTTCGCTTTTTAGCGGTACTCTGCTTTTGTTTTAGTGTAGCAAATACCGTCGGTTTTACCCGTATTAAATTGCTTGTCAGCGCCCATCTTATCTTCCTTACCCATAGCAACGCCACCACGCATTTTTTCCATGCGCTCGCCTGTACGGTCAGAAGATGCAGCGCCCTTTGGGGGTGTTGCGCCTGTTGTGCTTTTAGCCATTGTTGTATCCATTTTACCCATGATTTTTCCTTGCAAAGAATTTATGGTTTTGACTTTATGTCCAATATGGCACAATGTCAACCACCATTTTAACAGGATTTGTCATGGCTACAAACTTTGTCATCACCGCTTCTAAAACAAAAACTCCAAAAGAGCCTATGCACTACGAAAAGGTTTCCGAGCATCGTGCGGAAATGTCTCGCATTAAGGCCGTAGAGCAAGAACTAAAGCGCCATGAGGCTCAAGGCTTGGACAAGGCTCACAAGGGTAAGTGAGGCTTTGGCACTTCGGTAGGCCAACGCTCACCAAGTGCCTCAATCGTTGCGATGTGGGCTTTTAACCACATTTCTTTGCGCTCATCTTTGGATAGATGCGCCCCTTGGTCTATTTCGTAATGGCATTTAAGGCACAAAGCGGCTACTAAGTTGTCATCCGCTTTGATTCCCTTACCCTTGCCCCCACCCCAATTGCTATGAGCCGCCTGAACGCCATTGTCCATGCCACAACTTTGACAAGAGAGAGCCGCCACTAGTTTCAGCAGCTTTTGACTCCTCACATACTGATGTTTCAGATATTGCATATTCTTTGGTTTGGTACTTGTGACCGTTTAAGCATTGACGTTTTCTAAGGATAAATTCTGGGTTTGCCCTGGTATCTAAAACTTTGTTACCACGGGTTTTGCAAACTGGACACATCATGTCTCTATTCCTTTGTCTGCCATCCAGCACAAAAGCCACTCAATAAATTCTGAGCCTTCCTCAACGGTAAATTTATGGCTTTGCAACCCCAGCTGCACAACCCTTTCACCATCTAGGCTTGGGGCAACTTTGCCAATCTTTCGGTTTGTCTCATGCGCCCATTGGTCAATCAACAATCTTTTCCAATCGTCTGATGACCAGGCAGACCCTGCCGTTTTCATTTGTTTGGCAACCAAATCAATCAAACTGTGAAACATTGCGTTTTGGTCAGAACTGCGTGTGGCTTTTTTAACTTCCAGGCGCAGCTGCTTGCCCGCCTGGAGTGTTTCTTTGATCTTGGGCCACAAGTCTTTTAGGACGGTGTGGGCTTGTTGGCTGTTATGCAGGGTGTAAATCATGGCTTAAACCCAAAAAAGTAAGCAACCAATGCCCAATGGACAATCAGTATTAAACATAAAAGGGCGTAAACAACTTTATTGCTCATGCTTGCCTCACCATAACTTCAACCTTTGCCACTTCCCCGTAAACTTTTGTGGCGTGAATTGATGTGATTTGCGAATCCGATAAAAAGACAATTTTGTCCATGCCATCGCATATTGCTTTAACCACGTTATCTAAATCGGGCTTTTTTGTGTGTTTTTCAACATCGCTTAAACAAGCCTCTGTGCGTTTTTTTGAATATGAGGCGGGAACGGGAAAGGTAACGTAAATAAACGCCTCTAATGCCCCTTCTAAGGCTTCTGAAGCACCCATTGCCGCTTTTGCCATCATTCCAACTTCGGTTTCATAGGTTTTTGTCTTTTCAGGGGTGTAAGCAACGGGGAATTTCCCTCTGGTTGAAAACCTTGGTCTGCCTTTGGCTACGGGATGCCCGTAAACAGTAAACATAATAGAAATCATTTTTTATTTTTCAAATCGTTCATGCGTTTGCGTAACTCATCAGCAGCTGCCTGGCCTCGCTTCTTGGCAATGTCCGCTATTACTTGTTGAAACCAGTAATGGGCCTCGCCCCTGCCTTCCTCTAAAGATTTCTTTTTGAATCGCCTGATCCATTCCATTGCTTCCGATTGCCTCATAGTCTCCCGTAAGTTCAAGCGCTCTTGTAATGACAAAGTGGCTAAATTGTTGGCCTTCTCTAACCCGATCAAGGATTTTGTGGGCTTCATAGTGATTCATAATTTTGATAACCATTGTTCATACACCTGGTTAGCAATTTGAGCAGTCATAACTGGTGGAACGCTCATGCCAATCATGTAATGTGGTTTTTGTCCACAAAAGTCATAATCCTGTGGATATGTACAAATGCTACAAGCCTCTTGTTTGCTTGTGTATTTGGGTGCATCAAACAAAACAAGGCTATCTTCGTGTGATGTCAATGTGTAAGCCACTTTATTTTTATACAAATAAGTTTGGCTGAAATAGGCTTGTTTACCCGTTATGCGAACGCTTCCAGACAACATATCACCATCACCAAACTCCCTTGCATCCCATATTTTTGTCATGTTTTCGCTTAGATTTCGTCCTTCACAATCTTGAATTTCTCCAAATAAAATCGGTTTTTCTTTAAATTCAAGGCGAAACTTAGGTGCAAGCGTAAACATATCGATGGATTCTAAAAATGGGTCTGCCAAGTCTTTACGCATGGCAACAAAGAAAACACGTTCACGTTTTTGAGGAACGCCCATTGTTGAAGCATCTAAAAGCCAATGCTGAACGATGTATCCGGCAGCATCAAATGCTTCATAAATTTTTGATACATAAGCCCTAGCTTCACCTAACAACAAGCCTTTTACATTTTCAGCAATAACTACTTTTGGTTGAAGTTTTTTAGCTAAATCAATAAAGTCAAAAAACAATGTATCTAAAACTTGTTCAGCTTGGCCTTCACGAAATTTCTTTTCTTTTCCCCAATCAGCTTCTCGGCTACCTGCCATTGAAAAACTTGAGCAAGGCGGCGAACCATCAAGAATGTCTAAATCGTAAAGTTCTTTAGGTAAATCATCACGCAATTTAAATTGTTGTATAGGTTCAAGAAAAGCATATTTAGGGTTGTGGTTGGTTTTATAGGCTTGAATCATCTTTGGATCAATTTCATTGCAACCAAGAACATCAAATCCGGCAAGTTTGTAGCCCATAGTTGAACCACCACCACACGCAAAGCATGAAAAAACTTTGCCTTTATCTTTTGTAAAATTGGCCTCTGCCAATGTCCATTTATATGGAAATTTATGTGTCATGCTTTACCCCTTAATGCTGCCATCTTTGCCAAAACTTCTAAAGATGGGGGAACGGCTTTTTTGTCATCAGCCCTAATCTTTTCCAATGCGGCATCAGGCTTGTTATTCATTGGAACTGTAAGCCTCACAACGTCATAAGGGTTTTGTTTGGGTGCGTTAGTGCTTCTAACCCAATTGCGCCAGGTTGCAAACCAATCTAACTTCACACCCTTTTGACCTGCTTGTGCAATCCAATAATCTTTAAATTGGTCAAATGTTTTTGTTGGGTTAAGTTCAGGTCTTGTTTGTTGGCAAAATTCTTGCCATTCTTTTGGAAAACTAAAATCAGAAGCGAGGCGTTTGCCGAGTATCTTCTTTTGGTTATTGGTTATTGGTTTATGGTTTATGGTTGCTATTGGGGTAGCATTAGGGGGGCTAATAGCCTCCCCATTGGGGGGTGTTGCCCACCTCTTAGCTGCCCCACGTTTACCAGCTATTGAAAACTCTTTGTATTGCTTAATTTCCTTGTCAGCCCTTGGGTTTACAAAGCCTTCAGGTGTGGATAAGAAGAATTCGTTTAACACTGTCATCACATCTTCTTCATGGTCACGCATCCCAATTTGACGGGCAATATCCCTATGCTTTATTGGTTGCTCATGTAGAAAATAGAAATCAAGCAAGCGCCTATAAGCCAAATCTTCCAACAAAGAAAGATGGTGTGTGTGACTTTTATAGTCACCAATATGGAACTGGTAATAGTGCATAACTCGCCTTTTCACCCCCTTAAAAGAAACTGCGGCAGGAGAGGGAGGAACTCTTTTCGGAACGGGGATCAATCCATTCCTAGCCGTGTTTCAAACAATCTTAATCCAAAAACCAATCTGGACGCAACAACTTTAATTGCCAAACCCTTGCTTGTGGCACAGTTTTCCATTGAGAAATAGCCGCTTGGCTGATGCCTAATAATTTGCCTAGCTCACTCTGTGAGCCAGCTAATGCAATAAACTTATCTTTATTCATAAGACAAATTATACACAAATTTGCATAAAAGCAACATTAGGGTTTATCCCTACAAAATAATTGTTGACTCATGTATAAGTTGCCTTATAATTCACCCATGCCCTGAACTTCTTGGGGTCTTTTAAGGAAACAAAATGACAAATGCAACAACTTTTGAAGTCCCATCAAAACAAACAAAATTTGGCAACATTGTTCGCCACCCTGTTGGTGTCTTTAGTCGCACTAATCCTTTATGGACAGGCACAGGCAATAGTGGCAAGAAATTTTTAATTTCTACAAATGGTACTTGGTATTCCACTTACAACAACTCCAAGAAAATTTCTCTTGGTTACAAGTTAGATGAAGTTTCTAAAGCATTAGAGCAACTGTAAAAATATTTTTATTAAGTGTTGACATTTCTTTATAAGATAACTTATACTTAAACCATGCCCTACTTTTGGGGTCTATTTAGGAGAAATCAAATGAGCAAAAATGAAAAAATCTTTAATGCAATTCAAAAAGCAATTAGCAATGGATCATGTGAATGGTCTGACATTGTTCAATCTGTTGAAGATGCAAAAATCCCTGTAAAAAATTGGATGGAAGTTCGTGGTGTTCTTCAATGGATGCGTAACGAAAAAATTATTGTTCGTGTAAAAGATGTTCATAAAGAACAATACATTGTTGTTTAAGGAAATCAAAATGCAAGATGGATTACAAATTTTTTGGATTGCAAAACGCAAATTTTGCGTTCATGTTCACACTCTTCGTCATTTACCTAATAACTTTCAATGTGTATCTGTAACAGAAGAACGCAGATTGAATGGGATGGCTTGGGATGGTAGTAAATCATGGTTTCGCAATGTTTCCAAAGACATGAAACAACAAGCAATTAACCAATACAAATTGTTAACTTCATTTGATGTTTAAGGAAACCAAATGATTGACTACAAACTCCACTATTATTTTGATGACGTTGTGTCTTATGACAATGGCACAACGCTTGAAAACGTCAAAGTCGGCTATGACTACTACCCACCTGAAATCAATATGCCGCATGACCATAACTCAGCGGAAATTTACGATGTGTTTGTTTTTAATTTAAAGGGTGATGACATTTCTTGTGATCTGCCCTTGTCTGAATTTGAACACGTTGTGTCAGAGGCCAAGATTCACCACGCTCGTATGTTGAAAGAACAAAATGAAATCTAAGATTATTCAAACACTTATTGAGTGGACGCTTGCCATCATCATCTTTGGCGGCATTGGCGTACTTTTAGCCTGGAGGGGATAAATGAACACACGATTTCTTAAACAAGTAAGACGCATATTTTCACGGTATGACGCACCGCCTGAAGTTATCCGTTCTTATCAACGCCAATGGGTGCGCTCTGTGCGCCAGCTTGGTAATAAATGGTTAGTCGCTAAACAAATTGAAAGGATCGAATCATGAAAAATTTAGCAACCGCATTGGTCAAGGCTCAAAAGGCTTTTGGCCCTGCTTTAAAGTCCTCTACAAACCCGCATTTCAAGTCACGCTATGCTGACCTATCCGCTTGCGTTGAAGCTGTCCTAGACGCTTTAAACAACAACGGCATTGCCTTAGT